GCTTCTGCCATAGGCATAGCGTTCTTTCTATTTATCTACGAACTAATAGAGAGAATATAATGTACTACTTGGATAGAGAGTTGGCTTCGTACCAAGAAGACCAAGCAGCGCAATGTGACATCTGCTATGAGTATTGTGATGACAGTTGGACTTGTTCCTGCTGCCACGATTGTGAGAAGGAGAGTTGCGTATGCGATGACGAAGAGGAAATAATCACACGACAAATAGACTACCAGAAATGATGACACACACCCAAGCGATTTATAAGGCTCAAATAGTATTTGAGGAAGCGTTAAGCGACAAAGAGACTATTGACCAACTCTTACACATAGATGCACAGATGTATGCGAATACTGGAGAGGAGACAAGCAAGGCAGAGATGGAATCTATCAAGAGAGCATCAGCCTTTATCTACCGACTTATAAAAGGCATTGACTATGATAAGGGTCAACGCTTTATCCAAGCAATGGGATTAACCCGATAAATAAATACACCTATGTCTAAACAAATCACAATGCTCAATGGTGAGCAACACTCTCAAGAATGGCTTGTACAACAAGCTATTGAAGATGACTTCTACTACGGCTATCTCGGTAAGGTAGCGTTCAGTTCATCTAACCTAAAGAAACTTCTGGACTCTCCAAGAACCTACTACAACCTAATGCAGTATGGTGAGGAGACCAATAGCCAAGCTCTACGAGATGGCAGACTAATACATACAATGGTATTAGAACCTCATAAGATTGATGAGATGACCTTCATAGATGTAGCGAGTAAGAATACGAAGAAGTGGAAAGATGCGAAGGAGATTCACCCTAATCATTTACTCTACACCACAAAGGAGCGTAAACTTGCAGAGCGTATGACTGAAGCCCTCTTCAAGAATCACCAAGCAGTAGAACTATTAAGAGACTCTCAATTTGAGATTCCTGCGGTAGACTATGTAGAGGGGTATCCCTTTAGAGGCAAAGCCGACATCATAAAGAATGATGGTACAATCATTGACCTTAAAACCACAAGTGACCTACGCAACTTTGTGTATTCCGCAAGACACAAATACTCCTACGATGTACAAGTGTATCTATACTGCCGTCTATTCAATGTAGACTACACCAAGTTTAAGTTCTTGGTTATTGATAAGCTCTCGTGTGATGTAGGAGTCTACTCGGTAAGTGAGGAGTTCTACAACAAGGGTGAGGAGAAGGTAATGTTTGCTTTGAACCAATACCACGACTTCTTTGAGAACAGACCTCTGGAGGAGATACAAGAAATGATTAACAACTATACCATTAGCGGAGAGCTTTGAAAAAGCACACCAAAATATATATGGACTACTTCGGCTATGTGTTAGATGACTTTATCCCTTGTGAGGTTTGTGGGACACGAGCCAACGACATACACCATATAGAAAATAGAGGTAGTGGGGGTAGCACTACTAAAGACAGAATAGAGAACCTAATGGCGGTATGCCGCCCTTGCCATATCAAGTATGGTGACTACCCACAGTACAAAGAGATGTTAAACCAAATACACGAACAGAGGATGAATGGAGGTAGATAGATATTGGGCGGTTACCATTAGAATATCTATACTGCAAGGGGGGTTCAACTCCCCCCCATCCTACAAATCAAAACAACTATTATGAACAAGTTTAGAGTATTCGTCAAGGACAAATTTGATGTAGTCTTTGACACAATAGAAAAAGCCAGAGAATGCCGCAGGGCATTACAACAACTCAAGTACGAAGGTATTGAGATTATCGTAACCCAAGAAGATATAGACCCAAGATGAGTATAACAGATTTATGTCTACGAGATTTAGACGATAACGGAATAGAGAATGATTAGCCTAATCCTTGTTACCATAATGGTACTCTATATGCTCCGCAGGGAATACCTTCGCTGCCAAGCGTTAGAACAAATACTGAAAAGATATGAAGACGATACTACGAAAAAGAAAACACATTAGAGAACTACAGAAGTTTCTGGAGATGCTAATGATTGACAATGTCAATCTCTCTATACAAGCAAGTAGGTTCGGATGGACTACAGAGTTGCAAGACACGATTACCAACAATGCTCTACTCATTCGTAAATACCAAAGAAGGTTAAGACTAATTAAACTATAATGGAAGAACAAGGAAAGAGTGCTACGGTACTCATCAATAGGAACAATCTAAACAACCTCTTTGAACTCCTCGTGCAGGTACACCTGCGAGGACAACTCTCAAGAGATGAACAAGCATTCTTAAAGAACTTTATAGAGTTACCAGATGCTCCACCACGAGAGAACAGACAAGCTCGTAGAGCCAACACTCAAGCAATCAAGAAGCTATTTAGAGAAGAGGCTAAAAAGAAAAGAGATGAGTAACATTAACCTACACTTGGGGGATTGTTTAGAGGCAATGAAAGAGATGCCCGACAATACCTATGACCTTGCAATAGTAGACCCTCCTTATGGTTTAGGAATTGATGGACAAAAGAAAAGTGTAAGTAAGAACCCTAAACACAATAGGAAGGAACACACCCATAAGGGTTGGGACACATCAATACCGAGTAAGGAATACTTTGATGAGTTGATGCGTGTAAGCAAGGAGCAAATAATTTGGGGAGCTAATTACTTTGTAGAGCATTTAAATAAAGGTACTAAAGGATGGGTCGTATGGGATAAGATGCAACACGGTTTAACTATGAGCGATTGTGAGTTAGCTTATTCTTCTTTTCAAAAGCCTACAAGAGTTTTTTACGCAAACAGAGTAATACTTCAACAAGAAGGAGGCACAATCCACCCAACCCAAAAGCCCGTAAAGCTCTACGAGTGGTTACTTGATAACTACGCTAAAGAAGGAGACAAGATACTTGACACTCATTTAGGTTCTGGCTCTATTGCTCTCGCTTGTCACAACCGTAAGTTTGATTTAGATGCTTGGGAGATAGATGAGGAATACTACAACAATGCAGTTGAAAGACTTGACACACACAAGTCTCAATTAACAATCTTTGATATAGGTGGTTAACTTTATAAACTATAACGATTTATAATGGCATTTAAGAAAGGAGAGGTAACCAACCCAAAGGGAAGACCAAAGGGCAAACCTAACAAGACTACTGCCGAGATAAGAGAGGCATACCAGAAGTTAGTTGAGGACAACCTCACTAATATGACGGAGTGGCTTACACAAGTAGCAGCAGAGAACCCAGAGAAGGCTATGGAACTTATGCTTAAGTTAAGTGAGTATATGATTCCTAAACTCGCAAGGCAAGAGGTTACTGGTGCAGATGGTAAGGACTTATTCAAGAACATTACCTTTGAGTTCGGTACACCAATCAACGAAAGAGACGAATGACGGTAACGGGCTTCAGTCCACACAAGGTTCAAGCAGAACTCTTACAATCTATAGTAGGTGGTAAGGAGAAGTATCACATCGCATCTATAGGACGGCAGTTCGGCAAGTCTATGATGGGTATGAACCTTGCTTTGTATTGGGGCTTCAACGATAGCCCTTGTAAGATACTATGGGTGTCTCCCGTATATAGTCAAGCAAACAAAGTACAGAAGGAACTGATGTCTGCAATCGCAGCCTCTGGTATTGTCAAATCTAATAACTACTCCTCTTCGGAGTTGGAACTCAAGAATGGTTCTACCATTTACTTTAGGAGTGCTGAAAGATATGACAACATAAGGGGTATGACATTAGACTACGCCATCATAGATGAGGCAGCATTCATTAAAGACGATGCTTGGAGTGAGGCTATCAAGCCGACCCTACTTGTAAGAGGTAAGAAGGTTCTATTCATCTCTACACCCAAAGGTAAGAATTGGTTCTATGAACTATTCCAATATGGGCAGAGTGATGACTACCCTAACTACAAATCCTACAAGGGGAGTTCTTACGACACTCCGTTCATTTCAAGAGATGAGATAGACGATGCCAAGAGAACAGTTCCAGAGGCTATCTTCAAACAAGAGTATTTAGCAGAGTTCATAGATGGTGGTGGTGAGGTCTTCGCTAACATAGACCAATGTACTTTCCCTGTATATCCTAAACCACAAGGTAAGGTATTCGCAGGATTGGATATAGGTAAGCAAGAGGACTACACAGTCCTTACCTTAATGGATTCTAAAGGTAGGATTGTAGATATCTATAGAGACAATAAGAACCAATGGTCAGTAATGATTGCAGAGGTAGTAAAGAGAGTGAGGCAATGGAATGCCTCTTTACTCGTTGAGGTCAATGGTGTAGGTGACCCTATCTTTGAGCAGATAAAGAGTCAGTATGCAAACACCCATCCCTTTGTTACTACCAACAAAAGCAAGAACGAAATCATAGAAGGGCTTATATTGGACTTTAATGAGGTGAGTGTACACATACCATCAAAAGAATTATTCAGTCCCTTATACAACGAGTTAAGCTACTTCACATACGAGTATAGCCCAAAGACACGAAGCATTAGATACGGACACCCTACGGGACTACACGATGACACGGTTATGAGCTTGGCTCTATGCAACTACAATAGAAAGAAGAATAAGACATATGGAACATACGCAGTTAGGTAAGGAGGTAACGATTAAGTTACCAGAGAACGCAAGGGAACTGACTATTGAGCAGTACCAAAAGTTCCTCAAGGTTGAGGGAGATGAAACCTTTATGACCCTAAAGGCAATAGAGATATTTGCTAATATCCCATTGAAGGTAGCCTATGCTATGAAGGCAGATGACATATTAGACATCTCACAACACATATTATCTATCGTAGGTGGTAAGCACCCACTCGTTAGGAGATTGTCCTTTAGAGGCAAGGAATATGGCTTTGTGCCTAATCTGGAGGAGATGAGTTTCGGTGAGTACATAGATTTAGATACCTACCTATCCGATATGGATATGTTGCATAAGACAGTTGGTGTCTTGTATAGACCCATTGTAAAAGAGAAGGGAGACTTGTATGAGGTAGAACCTTACAATGGTACAGACGGATATTCAGACTTTCCTTTAGATGTTGCATTAGGCGCAACGCTTTTTTTTTATCGTTTAAGCAACAAGTTATTGAAGAGTACACCGACCTCTTCACAGGTGGAGACAACACCGACCTTTCAGCCTCCGCTAACTTTTCAAGGAAGTGGGGATGGTATGGTAGTGTAGACCACCTCGCAGGTGGTGATGCAGCAAGATATGATTCTATAACCAACCTACCCTTGAGACAATGCCTTACTAAATTGGTATATGACAAGGAGAAGGCAGAGGTAGAGCGTAAGCAAATGAAACTATCTTAAACACCTTTCACTCATAGAGGTTAACTTATTATGAGCTTCTACGACATTACCACAAAGATACGAGAACACCTTATTGCTAATAAGCAGGTGAACACCGTTACAGAGGGAGACATCTTTGATGTAGACCTCAACAAGCAGACTATATTCCCCTTGTCACATATTATGATAAATAGTGTGACCTTTAATGACATTGGAGTTACCTACTCAATGAGCATCCTCTTTATGGATGTTGCTGATATGAGTAAGGATGACCCAAGAGATGAAGACGAAATCTTCTATGGGGTAGACAACAGACACGATATCCTAAACACTCAACTTCTGGTAGCTAACGATTTGGTGAGCAACTTGAAGAGAGGTAGTTTGATGCAGGATAAATACCAACTCAATGGTACACCATCTTGTGAGCCTTTTGAGGATAGGTTTGAGAACCTATTGGTTGGTTGGAATCTAACCTTGTCTATAGACATTGCTAATACTATTACCACTTGTCCGTAGTAACTCAAAATACAGAGAGAGTCTTACGGCAATTTGCCGAGAGAGTAATCAAGGCAGCGAGGCTGAATCTTGGTGCTACTCGTACTATTACTTACAATGATGGTAAGAAAAAGAGACGAAGACAAGTATCCTCTGGAAAGCTAAAGGATAGTTTAGATTATGACTTGACAACGGGAGTACACCTACTTATGTCTTTCACTATGGAAGACTATGGTAAGTTTATAGATGAGGGGGTTAGTGGTACGAAGTATAAAGTACCTAATGGAAGTAGATTTGGTTTTGATGGTAAGCAACCTCCAAAGGGTTCTATAAGAACTTGGATGGCTCAAAAGAAAGTTAAAGCAAGAGACCTAAAGACCAATAGCTTTGTGAAGCAGACAGAGGCGAATCTTGAAAGAGCCGCCTTCTTAATAAGCAGAAGTATTAAGCAACGAGGGATTCCCAAGAGTGAGTTCTTCCAAGCACCATTTAGA